TTCGGATTTGCACTATTTGGTGGAGCTGTGCGCTCAATATCCGAACTCGAGATAGTGAGCGTATTGTTCCCCGAAATGTTGAAAGTCAGCACGAGCTTACGTCCTTTATCCCCATCATCGTACACATAAACCGAGTTGACAAGCGTGTCGATGATACGCCGCTGATACTCAACATCTTCTATATCACCCCTCTTGAACGATTCGAGCCAATACATGATTCGCTCCTTCGTCAAGAGGGGCTTTTTCATTTCCTCCCGGGCAATCTGCCCTTCGAGGTCTCTGCGTTCTTCTTCCAGCTCCTCAAGACGTTCCTTCGTTGTTGGTGTGATAATGCCTTGCTCTATTGCGGACATGAGGTTCTTGATTCTCTTATTGGTCTCCTTCAATCGTTCCTGTAAACCTATGAGAACGGAGGTATCTTGAAGCTCCTTCTCAATCAGCTCCATAGCTCGAGTGGATATTTTCTCTATGTTTTCATCGGTGAGTACCTGTTGCACCGTGAACTCAACGACAGTCCGCTCGAGCCATTCTTTTTTCTCGACCTTCTTCTCGCAGTTGTGCTTTCTCTTACGATTTACGCACTTGTAGTAATGGTGAACCTTCCCGGTCTTTGAAGTGCCACTCTCACCCACCATAGGCTCGCCACAGTGACCGCAGAAGACCTTTGTAGTGAGTAGATAGTCCTCTATGGCTTTGGCTTTTGCCCGGGCTGTGTAGTTGTGCCGGAAGGTTGCTTGCACCTTATCGAACAAGGTCTTGTCGATGATAGGAGGTACTGCGTCCTCCAAGACTACATCATCGTATCGGTACACTCCGATGTATTTATCATTTCGCAGAATCCGGGACAAGCTGTTCTTATTGAAAGCATTTCCTCGGGAGGTCTTGAACCCATTCTCATTCAACCAGTTCACAATCTGCGTTTTGGACTTACCCTCTGCATACATCGTGAAGATGGTTCTGACGGCTTTCGCTCCTACTGGGTCAATCTCATACTGGCGGTCGTTTCCTATCTTATAACCAAGCACCGGGCTTCCCATAGCGATACCGTGGAGAGCGTTCTCTTTCATACCTCGCTTGATACTCCGGGCAAGGTTCTCGCTGTAATACTCCGCATATCCCTCGAGGACTGATTCAAGAATGATTCCCTCCGGGGTGTCCGGCATTGGCTGTTTGGCGTAGAAAATCTTCACACCGTTGCGTTTGAGCTTTGCTTTGTAAATGGCACTGTCGTACCTGTTCCGGGCGAAGCGGTCAAGGGTGTACATAATCACAGCGTCAAAATGCCCCTTCTCGCTGTCCTTGATAAGCCGCTGGAAGCTCGGTCTGTTGTCTGTCTTGCCGGAGATAGCCCGGTCGATATATTCGTCTACGACAATAAAGTCGTTCTTGAGAGCAAATTCGTGACACTCACGAAGCTGTCCCTCGATTGATTCTTCTCGTTGGTTGTGGCTCGAGTAACGAGCATATATTACCGCTTTGATAGTCTCACCTCCAATATCTTCTTTCTATATATCAAAGCGAAGGGAATGACCTTATCACACTGCCGCAGTTGTTCCCTTATCCCCCTCAAGCTCCTCACGGTTCTCAAATTCATAAGTCATAGACATGAACTCATGTTTCGCTCGCCGGGACAATCCCCGGTAGATACGAAGAATGTCTTCCTCGTCTTCGTTGGCTGGTTTGGTCTCGGGTAAGTCTTCCTCGTCTGCGAAGAAATCCATGACGGAACACCCAAGCAGTTTTGCCATTTCCAGCATTTCGGATTCCTTCGGTAATGACCCTTTAGTGTTGATGGCTGTTGCGAAAGAACTTGAACCCTTAACAGCTTTGACAATGGCGGTCAGATTCGTGCCTTTTTCAGCACAGATACGATTGATATTCTCTGCGAATGTCATAGTGATTCCTCCTCTGCAAAAAAATAAATTCGTAAAAACCGAATTTTCCTATTGACAATTCGTATAATAAGAATTAGAATAAGAACATGAAGTTCGGAAAATGCGAATTGACAATAAGAAAGCGACCTCTCGAAAATGGCATTTTTCTGGAAGTTATAGTTATTGATGGTCTTATAAGAATAATAACAATAATTCGCCTATTTGTCAATGGCAATTCTGATTTCAAGAATTTATATCGTGAAGGAGGTAAGAGATTCGTGGACATTAAAGAGAGAATGGCAAATGTGGGAATGACACAGGTAGACATGATACTGGAATTGCAGAAGCGAGGTTATGCAGTTCAGCCGCCTATGATGTCAAGTATTCTCCGAGGGGTTTATACCTATCCCAAGGCAAAGCAGATTCTCGCTGTTTGCAAGGAAATTCTCAAGGAACGTGAGAATGAATGAGCCTGTCAGAAGTACAGGTAAATGACCTCGCAAGACCCTTAGTGGGTATCATCACAAAGTTTTACGCAGACCCTAAGAATGAGGAGGATTTTCAGAAATGGCTACGCAATGTAGAGGAACGAAAACAAAAAGAATCAACAGACATAAGCTCGCTGTGATTCAAGCATATATCATCATCGGTACGCTGGTACTGATTGGCTTTATCGGTGGTCTTGTCGTAGGACGAGCTACCGCTCCGAAGAAACAAGTTACCGTAACGGAGACGGTTGAAGTTCCTTCCTACGAAGCCGATTCCCTCCCGGTTGCCGAAGAAGTTACATATTTCGATGTACCACTTTCACACAGCTTGCAGAGATACATCTACGAGGTGTGTGCGGACGAAAATGTTCCAGTGTCACTCATTATCGCAATGATAGACCAAGAGAGCAAGTTCAACCCGGAAGTGGTTAGTAAGACCGGGGATTACGGTCTCATGCAGATTAACACCATCAATCACGAATGGCTGGCAGAGGAATACAGAACAGCGGATATGCTTGACCCATATCAGAATGTTTTCTGTGGAATCAAGGTCATTGGTTCGTACATTCAGAACTACAATGACTACGGTTTAGCTCTGATGGCATACAACATGGGTGACTACGGTGCTAAGAAAGCATGGGAAAACGGTATCAAATCCACCTCATACAGTGAGAGCGTTCTTGCTCTCATGCAAAAGTATGAACAGGAGGTGAATGTAAATGCCACAAATGCTGACGCTAAGTAACGGCAGACCCGAAACAATCCTATCCCCGAAGGATTTTGAGGATTTGATTGATAAGCACATGGGTATGGACTGTGCGAATTACTATCAGAATCAGATAGAACAGCTTTCAGAACTCATTCGAGACCTTGACAGTTATGTGGACGATAAAGACGTTCACTCGACCGTCAAGGAGGTGCTGAAAGAACATGGCTACTAACCGAAAAATCGGTAACAGTTTTGAGACCGAGTTCTGTGAGCTACTGTTCCAGCATGGATTTTGGTGTCACAACATGGCTCAAAACGCCGCCGGACAACCAGCAGATGTTATCGCTGTTAAAGGAAAAACGGCGTACCTCATTGACTGTAAGGTGTGTTCAAACAACCGATTCCCTCTCTCGAGAGTGGAAGAAAATCAGCACTTTGCTATGGAAACATGGAAAGCCTGTGGAAATGGCGATGGCTGGTTCGCACTAAAGGTTGAGGACGAAATCATTATGATTCCTCACTTTTCAATGGTGGCTCTCTCCTATGAGAAGTCAGCTCTAAATCTGACAGACATTCGAGAGTATGGAACGCCGCTGGAAAGGTGGTTGAAGAAATGCTGATTGAAGTCTCAAACACACTGACGGTCGAGAACCCTACCCCGGAAATGGTGCTGTGGTGCAAGAGAAATCTAACCATACCAAACCCGGAATATGCGAAAAAATCTCGCATGAACTTATGGCTCGGCAACACGCCGAAAGTCCTGTCACTCTATGAGACCCGAGGAACAACGCTGGTGCTTCCGTTCGGAACACTCCGGCTACTACCGAAGGACATATCCGATAAGGCATTGTTCTTGAGCGAATTTGTCGCCCCTGTGGAGGTAAATTATAACGCCGATGTTCCACTCTATGACTACCAAGAAATCGCCGTACAAGCGATGGTAGCCGCCAAGTATGGGATATTACAGAGTGCCGCCGGAAGCGGTAAAACGCAGATGGGAATTGCCCTCGCCGCAAGGCTGGGACGGCGTACATTATGGCTCTGCCACACACTCGACCTTATTAAACAGAGTAAGGAACGAGCCAAGCTCTATATGAGCGAAGACCTCATGGGTACTATCACGGAAGGAAAAGTCAATCTCGGTGAGGGAATCACCTTCGCCACGATTCAGACCATGTGCAAGCTCGACCTCGCACAGTACCGGGACTACTGGGATTGCATTATCACAGACGAGGTACACCGGGTCAGCGGAAGTCCTACCGCCGTGACACAGTATCAAAAAGTGCTGAACAGTTTATCGGCACGACACAAATACGGTCTGTCAGCAACGGTACACAGGTCAGACGGAATGATTCGAGCTACCTACGCCCTCGTTGGTGAGGTCGCTTACAAAGTCCCGGACGAAGCTGTTGCTGACAAGATTATGAAGGTAGGTATCTACCCTGTTGGTACAGGGGTGCAGATAAGCCGGGAAGCCCTTAACACGGACGGAACGCTGAACTACACAAAGCTCATTACCTATCTTACCGAAAACGCCGCCCGGAATCAGCTCATTGCAGATTCCATTGAGCAGAGACCTTCTCTGATTCTGTCGGACAGGCTGAATCACCTCGAGGTGCTGATAAGTCTTCTCCCGGCTGATATGCAGAAGGACGCTGTGATGATAAGAGGCAAAATGACTACCAAAAAGGGCAAGGCTGAACGAGAACAGGCTCTTGAGGATATGAGGAGCGGCAAGAAGAAATACCTTTTTGCTACCTACTCACTGGCGAAGGAAGGATTGGACGTACCACGGTTGGAGCGTCTGTACCTCACCACCCCACAGAAGGACTACGCCGTGGTGACACAGAGTATCGGGCGTATCGCTCGTACCTTTGAAGGGAAGTCAGACCCTATCGCTTATGATTTCGTAGACGATATAGCTTACCTCGTGAAGTCCTATAAGAAGCGATGTACGACCTATCGAAAGAACGGTTGTTACTTCGTAAAGGAAGGAGGGACAAGCCCATGCGATTGATTTCTTATGACTGTGAGGTCTTCGCCTATGACTGGCTCGTAACCCTCAAGGATAAGGAAACAGGTGTTTACACCTGTATTTGGAACGACAATGAAGCTCTGAAAATGGCATTGTCCGATGATTGTATCTATGTCGGTTTCAACTCGAAACACTACGACCAGTACATCATCAAAGCGATTGCCGCCTGGTTTGCCCCGGAGGAAATTAAAAAGGTCAACGATTTCATTATTGCCGGAGGGCAAGGCTGGCAGTGTCCGCTTCTCGATGGTATCTACTTCCGTTTCAGTAATGTGGATATTCGAGACGATACGCAACAGGGGTTATCCCTTAAAGCCATTGAAGGACACCTCGGTATGTCGGTTAAAGAATCCAGCGTACCGTTTGACATTGACCGTCCTCTAACCCCGGAGGAAAAAGCCGAGACGGAGTTCTACTGTAAACATGACGTTGATACC